CATATTCGATAATGCATTAGGAATTCAGGTTTGGAAGGTTCAGAAGTTCAAGAGACCTTCAATGAAAATCAATAGCGTCCCGATTATGTTTATGAACGAACAAAATTATGTTGCTGGTAGATATACTTGGGATACGATGTCAGTGACATTTCTTGACCCGATAGGTCCGTCTACTTCTCAACAACTTATGGAGTGGGTTCGTTTACACGCAGAATCACTTACAGGTCGTATGGGATACGCAGCAGGTTATAAGAAAGATATTACACTTAAATCATTAGACCCAACAGGTGTTGAAGTCGAAAAATGGACTTTGGAGCAATGTATGATTACAAGTATTGATTTTGGTGACAACGATTACACCAATGATGAATTAACAAATATTACTTTGGAACTCCAGCCATGGCGGTGCATACTTAACTTATAATCAATTAGTTAGATGTAAATTAGTTGATATTATAAAACCACGTACTAACTACGTGGTTTTTTTTATTAGTTATCATGCAGCGAGTTCAGCGAGTCTATCAGCCATTATCATTTTAACATAATACTCACGGTCTTTGGTTTTGATTATTTCATAACTATCATTGTTGTGACTGAACCAAACCACATATGATTCTCCAAGTTGGATTCCCGTGATTTTTTCTATAATAAATTTATACATTGCCAGTTGTAATGAATAAATTTCCAAATCACTGTCTTCCAACACCATTAGTTTATCGTGAAAATGTCTTGATTTCACGACTTTATCGAATTTCTTATTTGTTTTCCAATCCCAGATTTGAAACACTTTCTTTTTGACGTTATAAAACAAGATATCAAGCATCCCACCGATTAACGACTCATTATCGTATATAATCATCTCAGTTCGTATCGGAATCAATTTGCCCTTGACATCGTTATAGAATTTATCAACGTGTTTTTTTGTTATATTATATTCATCTAAAACGGGGTCAAAACCGAATTCATCAAGAATTAGTTGTTTGGGATATGGAAAGATTTTGTTTTGAAACAGATTTTCGGCATAATCATGAATTGCCGAACCTTTAATTATTCCCTTTTTGTTTATGAACTTCCATGCACGTAGAACTTCTCTTTGAGTGAGAACGTATTTATCTGCTTTATATTTAGACCAATAATCTTCTTGAAATTCTTCTTGATAACGATGAATTATTGTGGTAACACTTATCAATTCTTTACCATCCACATAATATTTATGTGGTTCATCATGGAATGTAACATTATTGAATGATGTGAAGAATTTATTAGGAATATCGATATTCATTGCAACAAATATATGAAGAATTTAATTAGTTACAATATTTTTTTGTTGGATTGCTTCGAATTGTAATTCTTCGAGTTTTTTAATTATACCAATTTTATCTGCTGGTAATCCAGAATATCCGTGTATATGATTAACTAATGCCACTCTGATGACCTCTAAGGCTTCAATTAAGACATCTGCACGTGCTATCGGATGTCCTTCTTCGAATATCCTCACTCTATCCTCTGAAGTCATTCTAGCAGCCTTAAAACTAGGATTTCCATCATGACTAATTAAGGCAATTTTATCACTTTGGATGATTGTGTTGCTATAATAGTCTTCATCATTACCCTCAAGTGGTTCATAAATCATATTAATGCTTGCAGGATTTTTGGTGTTAAGTTTCAGTACATCATCATTTTCATGTTTACCTGCTCTAAATTGTACTTCATTTAATCTCAGGATTATATCTGTATTTATTTTTCCAACAATTGCAACATCAGTTTTTAATGGATACACACCATCTGCATCAGGATATGTGCTTGGTGCTTTTTCGGGTTTTGTTAATGCAAGATTTGTAGTTGAAAGCGCAGTAAATTTTGAATCAAAACCGATTCTCTGTGGTTGAGAAACAATACTTCCTATCCAGAATCTACTTCTTTCAGGAAACTTAGTATCTTCAAGAAAAATTCTAACCATTTCACCAACCTGTGGATAGATATGGAAAAACTTTGGTAACAACGGATAGCACCAAGGCAATTCATTGTTGGCAGTTCTGTTATCGAATTCTGGAATTCTGACCTGAATTTTACCACCATCGGTTTCATCAGTAATACTCATGACCTCACCATAGAATATTGTTCGGTTTCTAACGATGCTTGCATGTTCCTTCTTATTAGGATTACTTGTCTGTATAACTGGTCTATCAAATGACATTATTCTACTAATTTTTCAACGATTTCCACATAATTTTTTTCGAGTTCTTCTAACAACAGAACTTTTTGGTTAATATGTTTTTCAAGTTCTTCCATTTCATAAGTATCGGCAATAATTTCAGTTTTCAAAGCATCATGTTGTGTCTTGATATCATTACCCATTTTTTGGAGTTCTATTGGTGTGTATTTACTCAAATCTTCCATTATTATATTTTTCTAAAATTTTAGGATTGATAGTAATAACAAAATACTCTTGGAGTACCTTAACTTTTTTCTCTATCCGTTTTTTTCTAAATTCTTCCATTATTGTGCAACACCATAACCTTTTGTAAATGTTATTGTTGAACCGAATACCGTAACAGGACCCGCAGGTGATATTCCTGCTGCTGTCAACGTAATCCCCGGGGGCACACCCACACTAATGATCATGTCTTGTTGGATGGCTTTAACAATTTCTTCGATTCTAATTCTTTCCATTATTTCATCTGGATTAACACCACCTGAAGGTAATGCACCAACAGGAAGTCCCGCTTCTGACTTTCTCGCAATAATACGTGATGCTATTTTAGTTGGTGACAATCCAGCACGAAGAGGCACACCAAGTAAAATAAGTGGTGTGGGTACAGGTGGTGGACCGCCAATCGATGAAAGATTCAATACTTTCGTAAATCCCCCAATAATTGCATCAATACTACTGAAATTAATTCCCATATTAGTCAGTTTTATCTTTTAGTGTTTTAATACTAATCCATTTCCAACCAAGAAATAATCTTGTACATGTTCTCCTAAACCAATTAGGTTTTGAAGCTGTTGCAAGTTGTGTACCTTCTTTATCTCCATCGATAAGATAAATACCAACAAACTGTTTGTTTAATTTTTGGTCTACTATCATAATTTTATGTTATTACTTCTTTAACTATACTTATTGCAGCCGTAAGACCTATCATAATCCCAACGTACTGATTTATTTTTTCTTTAGTCACTTTTTTTATTACGGGTCTCAATAATTTTATTAGGTATGCAATAGCTAATACAAATATGAATTCGGCAACTAATATCATTATTTCTCTTGCCATACATTTAATGCAAGTTTTAAAATTTTTCATATCCTCGGTTGCATTATTAATTAAAACCGTGCCGTTGTTTTGTAATGCACTCATCATTCCAAACATTACTCGTATTTGGGGTGCTGTTGTTACGGCTTCCAACATCTTAACTGTAAATATATTAATTATTCTCTGAAAGAAACCGTCTTTTATCGTTTCCTTGTTTTCAATTGTCTGGTCTTCAGTTGCAGCAGTACTCTGGTCAATCGTTGCTCCGAGTTGGTCACCAATAAAGAATGGGTCTGTTGCGCCTGAAATGGTCTGAACCAAATTATCGAAGTCATTGAAATCCAAAGATGCTGGCATAAGTCCACAACCCAAATCATAACTAACTACGCCCTGTACCAATTCACGTGCTTTTGCAAGCAATTCATCATATTTCTCAGGTGCAATCACAAACGAATCATCGTCATCAAGAACTTGTAGTAGTTGTGCTTCAACCAGCAATTCGTTATATATTTGTTCTTCGGTTTTATTCTGATTTTTTGCAAGAGTACCATAAAAATTATCCATAACGGAACTTACGAGTTCTTTTTTATTAATAAGTTCAGTACTGTCAATATAATCGGTAAAAAAATCGCCCACGGTTGGTGTGCTAGGACCTAAAGGTTTTATCTGAAAATTATCTGTGGATGCAACGTATTTTATTAACAAACCATTATATCCCTCAAAATCACCAGCATTTAGAATCGCATCATATGCTATTCCATTAAAACTATTTGTAGGGTTTCCATATATTAAATTACCATCGGCAGAACTTGGATTGACTTTGAGTTTCCCATTTATATCAATCGTTTTTACTGGAACTGTAATGCCGTCATCCATGAAATCAGATGGTAGTGGTTGGTCTGAATTTGACAATATGAATTGTTTTTTTAATACAGTTTTTAGCTGTGGTTCGACTTCATCAACAAGAGTACTAAACATTCCACCAATTGTTTCCTTAATTGCTTCAGTACCTGCAACAGTTTTCAACACATCAAGTAAAAACAGAACAATGTCGTCCTTATTATTGA